ATCTGCTTAAGCTTGAAGTAACTGATTTGCTGGATGCGGATTTTAATCTTTCCCTGACGGGCTTCACCCAACAGGAGATTGATGATCTGCTGGTGGTCATTGAACCGCCAGTGGGCGATGACGACCCGTACACCACCAAAATTGACTCACCTGTTTACGAGCCGTCAGACATTGTTCCTGAGGTCGGGGAGCTGTACGACGAAGAAAAAACAAAGGAGTTACAGTCACGGATCAAAAATGCTGACTTGCCTGCTGATGTGGAGAAGTTCCTGCTGAGTGCTGCCGAGCGTCATACGGTCTTCAACTTCAACAAAATTGCAGATTATTACGCTAGCGCGGAGGCAGAGGTTCAGGCTTTGTTTGAAGAGTCTGCACTGGTGATTATCGACTATGAAAAGGCCATAGAGGGCGGATTCGTTCACCTTACGCAAAAGATGGTCGATATCGTTTACAGCGAAGAGGGCGAAAATGCGTGATGATTTCTGCGCGTTCATCCTGACCAACGGACGGCCAGAAAAAGTTTACACGTATAACCTGCTTAAGCGCTCCGGTTACACGGGCAAGATATTCATTGTGATCGATGATGAAGATAAAACCCGTGATCAGTACCTGGAGAAATTCGGCGACCAGGTTCTGATTTTCTCCAAAGAGGATATCGCCAGCCGGTTCGATGAAGCGGATAACTTCGGAGACAGGCGCTCCATTTTTTACGCCCGTAACGCCTGTTTTGAACTGGCGGAGAAAGTGGGCTGTAAATACTTCATTCAGTTCGATGACGATTACAAGGAATTCCAGTTTCGCGTCGATAAGAATCTGGACCGCACCTACAGGCTGATTGCTAACCTGGATGATGTTTTGAGCGCGATGCTTGATTACTACATCAGCATTCCCGCGACCACTATCGCTATGGCGCAGGGTGGCGATTTCCTCGGAGATTCGAACAATGCATCTTGGCTGAAGCGTAAGGCGATGAACAGCTTCATTTGCTCCACTGACAGGCCGTTTGCCTTCATGGGCCGAATAAACGAGGACGTAAGCACCTATGCGACGCTCGGGCGCCGTGGGGCGTTATTTATGACGGTCGGCGCTGTGCAATTGCTCCAGCAGCAAACGCAGAAAAGCGGCGGAGGAATGACGGAGCTTTACCTTGCCTCCGGTACTTACGTAAAAAGTTTCTACTCGGTGATGCACGCTCCCTCATGCGTCAAAATTTCCCTGATGGGTTCAACCCACAAGCGTATTCACCATCAGGTGAGCTGGAACAACGCCGCGGTAAAAATCCTCCGCGAAAAATATAAAAAATTCGCTCCTGAAAAAATCGGGGGTGGAAAATGATCCCTTATGCCGAAGTTGAGTCGCTCGCCGCATGCCGGATGAGTGAGCAGCAAATTGCCGATGTACTGGATATCAACCTTCCGGAACTGAAGAAACAGCGCAGCGAGATTTCTCGTTTCCGTGAGGCGATTCGCAAAGGCAGGGCAAAGGGAGAGGCACAGATAAGAGCCGCCTTATACCGGAAAGCGAAAAGCGGTGATGCCCGTGCTTACCATGAATTACTGAGGCGGCAGAAAGAACAGGACAACGGCTAGTCTCGGAAAATGGCAGGCGGAAAACAGACGTATTCCGCCTGAAACAGGTTAGCGATTTTTCAATAAAGTTAAGATCACTATCACTTTCATTAGTGTTGCACTAATGGCTAGCACTTTGGTTTCAGGAACGAAGCAAAGGCAGATAATTGCCAGTGACAGTAAGATGAAACAGATACACACGATTAGATTTTTCATAAACAAACCCTTTCTTAGTTCCTTAACGGGAGTGCCAAGGAGGGGTTGAATTACGGAAATGGGGCCCAGAACTTCTAAAAAAACGAAATAAATTCTTATCTTCATGATAATTAAGAGTATTTATTTCAATTTTCAGTGTGAAAAATGCAAAAGAAAGGCAATCACATGAGTAAAGCGGACTGGGGTGCTATCAGACGTGAGTATGAAACTGATGGAACGTCAGCCCGCAAACTAGGGGAAAAATACGGTGTCAGCCATACCACGATAAACAACAAAGTCAGGGATGAGAGTTGGATTAAGGGAAAGAAAAACGTTTCCACAGATAAGGTTTCCACTAAAAAACTTTCCACAAAAAAAATGGAAACAAAAAATGTGGAAACACCAAAGCTGGAAACTCGAAAGTCACAGTGTTTAAGTGATGAACGGGTATCAGATGCTGAAGTGGATAATCAGTCAGAAGAATTGGATGATCTCGGTTTCGAACCCAGAGATTTCGGGTTGTCTGACCAACAGGCTCTTTTTGTCTTCTGGTATGTAAGAACAAAAAACAGAGTCGAGGCGTACAAAAAAGCTGGCTATAAATGCGAAGGAAAAAATCTGCATTTTGGTGCTGCGCAGATATACAGAAATATAAAGGTTTCTCGTGCCATCAGAGCACTGGCTAAAAGGATGCGCCAGCGTTACACAGCCGACATTGATGAAATCGTGGATCAGCTGGTTGCGATAACCCGTGCGGATCCGAATCTTGTTTCTCAGTACAGGCGCGTTAACTGTCGTTTCTGCTGGGGAGAAGAAAATAAATATCAGTGGCGTGATGAAAGCGAGTACGAGGCCGCACTGAGTAAGGCAGCCGATAACGGCAAGACACCGCCTGAGGATGGGGGTATAGGTTTCATTGATAATGCCGACCCGAATCCTGATTGTCCTCGCTGTCAGGGTGAAGGTAAGGGGCAGATGATTATCAACGATACCCGCGACCTTGAAGGCGATGAGCTGATGTATTACCTCGGCGTGAAGCAGACTAAAAACGGTCTGGAAGTTTTAACCGAAAGTAAGCAAGCCGCTCGCGCCGCCCTGATACGAATCCTTGAGATTAAGGAGGCGAACAAACCCGCCGTGCCGGTAGTTCCTGAAGAGGATTACCAGCTTCAACCGTTAAATACTGATGAGCCAACACCTGACAATCCAATCCTCTAGTCAGGCCGTCACACTTACACCAAAACAAGCAAATATCTTCGCCTGGGGCTGGCAACGTTCAGCGCGTTTTCGTGACGCTGTGTGTGGCCGTCGCTTCGGTAAAACGTTCCTGGGTAAAGCTGAGATGCGCAGGGCTGCAAGGCTCGCGATGAAGTGGAACGTCAGTATTGAGGATGAAATCTGGTACTGCGCACCCACGCAGAAACAGGCTAAGCGTGTTTTCTGGCGGCGACTGAAACAATCCATCCCACCGCACTGGAGGGCCAGTAAACCCAACGAGACGGAATTATCTATCACGCTGGTAAGTGGCCATGTCCTGCGTTGTGTGGGCCTCAATAACTATGATGACCTGCGCGGTTCTGGCTTGTTCTTCGTGCTGGTGGATGAGTGGGCTGATTGCCCCTATACAGCATGGGAAGAAGTTCTGCGTCCTATGCTCTCAACCTGTCGTTATACCATCAACGGCACCACCTTCATTGGTGGGCACGCGCTACGAATTGGCACGCCAAAAGGTTTCAACCACTGTTACGACTCATGGCTTGCAGGTCAGGGCAACCGGGAACCGGACCATAAAAGCTGGCTTTATACGTCAGTAGACGGGGGCAACGTACCGGAGGAAGAACTTGAAGCGGCCAGGCGCAAAATGGACCCGCGTACTTTCCGTCAGGAATATCTGGCCTCATTTGAAAACTATCAGGGCGTTGTTTATTACTGCTTTGACCGCAGAGAGAACCACACTGACGATACTGTTCAGCGCGGTGACGAGCTTCATATTGGTATGGATTTCAACGTCAGCAAAATGGCGGCTGTCGTCTATGTTATTCGCGACGGTTTGCCCCGAGCTGTTGACGAATTCATGAATGTGTTCGACACCCCGGCGATGATTCGCGAAATCCAGAAAAAGTACGGGCAGGGCGGGCATGTAATAAAAATTTATCCCGATGCATCCGGCGCGGGGCGTAGTTCCAGCAACGCCAGCGAATCAGACATTACTCAGTTAAGTGATGCAGGGTTTGATGTGCGGGCGAACAAAAGCAACCCAGCAGTAAAAGACCGCATTAATGCGGTTAACTCCATGCTGTGCAACACCTACGGCGAGCGGCGGCTTTTGGTTAATACAAATACCTGCCCGATATTCACTAAGTGCCTTGAGCGTCAGGTTTATAACGATAAGGGAGAGCCGGATAAAAAAGCTGGATTTGACCACGCAAACGACGGGGGCGGTTATCCAATCGCATATCTGTTCCCAATTAAAGAAAAAGTTTTCGACATCGATCTGGATACCACACTCTGATGGCAAACAACGACATTACTTTTGTCAGACCTGAGCAGAAAGCGGCCTGTACGCAATGGGCAAAAATTCGCGACGTCTGCAAAGGCGCTGACGCGATAAAAAG